CCATTGAGCCGGGAACTTTCGGGCCAAGCCCAAGCGATGAATCGGGAGGAAACATCCAATGCGGGGTCTCGAACCTGGTAGCTTTAGCTATAGCCATCAGATAAGCGAGTTGTGCAGCCCTCCACCATGCAGGTTCCTTTTCGTTTTCGACGCCTTTGACTGCCCCTTTGTAGAGCCAGTTTCCGATAGTGTTTGCCTTGACGCCCTTGTCCATCGTTCGGAGATATTCCTGGGTCAATCCGATTGCCGACGCGAACTCAGTTGCTGCAAGGGCTTTTCCGCCCGTTACCAGAGACCGAAGGAAGCTGACAGCCACACCAGCAGCCACAAGAGGAATTCCGCCCTCGGTCAATCCTTCGGTTATCGCCTTGACGACTCTGGGGTGCTTTTCCCCAGGACTGTCAGGATCATCCCCTACCACCTTTTTTTTGATGCGATCCCAAAGGTCAGAGAGATTGTTCACGCCCTTGACTGCACCTTCAAGAGCATTCTTGAATCCTTCCCCCCAAGCCTCCCCATGATCGGCCAGAAACTCTCGCCACTGCATCGTCAGATGCGTGATGGCCGGGAGCATCCCGACATTGATTCGGTCCTCGATGGAGCGCAGGCTGTATTTCACGGCATTGAGCCGCTGAGTCCATAGGGCCGCGTCTCGCGTGACGCTCTCCGGCCACGCCGCTTTCATCTTGACGGCTTCCTCGCGCAGGTCCTTCATCCCGTCCACGCCCTGCCGCAAGAGTCGAATTCCGTCAAGGCTCATTCCAAACTGCGTTCCGAAAAGCACGGCGTCCCGCTCTGACATCGCCGAAAGTTGCCGCGATATGCCGGCAAGGAAATCTTCCATCGGCTGATTTTCGGGACGGAAATTATTCAGCTTGTCCAGGTCGGCCCGGAAAGCCGCGGCGTCCCCGCCGGTCTTCACGACGGCATAGCCGAGTTCCTGAATCGCCTTCGTGGAAAGCCCGGTGCGTATTCCGAGTTGCTGAATCCCCATTGATGCCATGCCGGACTGCTGGACTGAGGCGTTGAGTCGCTGGCCGAAGCCCCACACCTTCTGAGCTATGTTCATGGCGGCATCGCCCAGGACGAGCAACTGCCCCTTGAACTTCTCGACGTTGACCGGGGCCGCCTTGTCTACCTCGGCGCCGATCAGCGTCACCAGTTCGTCAACGACGATCCTACTCACGGGGCCTGCTCTCCTCTGCAACCGCCTGCATGTGACCTCTCCAGTCCAGCATCAGTGCGACCTCGAAGCACTCCGCGATGGACACCCGGCCGCTCACCACGTCCGCATACGAGCAAAGGCCCGGCTGACATATCCGGGAAAAGAACGCGGTAGCGTCCAATCCGTCAACCCGGTCAACCTCTACGCCGGCGGGACACTTGAGGCCGGCGGTGCGCCGGCTGTAGTCATCCCTTGCGGAAAAAAATCCTCCACCAGCTTCCACACGGCGAGCACGGCGACCGGCCACATGTCCGCCGGGTGTTCCCCGAACCACGCTTCGATTGCCATCGGGTTTTTCGCCAGCGAGCGATCCGGGAGCACGACGTACTGCCACGCGGCGTCGGTAATCTCGATCACCTTCGCCCGGTCGAGAGTCGAGGCGCCTTGAAACAGCGCGATGATCTCTGAGAGTTGGGCTTTGCCGGCGACTGCGGAGAGCACCCCGCCCATGACCGGGGCAAGGGCGATGCCCACAGCCGCGCTGAACCGAAAAGCGGCCGTGGGGTTCATCATGTCCACGCCATACTCGTTACCGTTGACCACGAACGTCTTGCGGGCCTGCCTGCCCATTGTCGTCCCTTTCTATGCGATCTTTTTCAACCCTCCCGCATTACAGGCTCAGTGACGGGATCGGACTCGACACCACCGGCGGAGTCTGGATGAGGGTCGTACCGACGAGGTGGTACTCATGCGAACCCTGCTTTTTGTCGCCGGTGCTCAGTTCACCCGGCAGCGACACCAGCGCATTGAGCAACGTCGCAACGGCCCCGACGCCAGTGGAGACGATCACGATGGCGCCGACGGGCGCCTGGTCCTGAAGAATGCGGAGCGCCTGCAAGACCGCGTGGCCCGAGCTGCCTTCGCGCAGCGTCATGGAGATTCGCCCGCCCTGCCGGCTGGCCCGGTTGAGGCCCGGACCGTCGAGGCCCTGCGTGATCTCGACTTCGCCGCCGGCCGGCGCGACCTTGACCGAGGAGCCTTCCATGAAGCCTTCGATCTTGATGCCGTTGACCGATACGGTGATGTCGTTCTGGTTGTAGACCCGCTCCACCAGCGGGTTCTGGAACAGTGACATTATTCAGCCTCCTTCTGACCTGTGGACCTTGACCCTACTGCGTGACGTTCACGTTCACGGCGACCTTGTGGATTGCACCCGCGAGGTACGCCACGATCTGAATCGGCGGAGCCAGCCGGGCGGCGCGGTCAGCGGCCGTCGCGGTCTGAATCGGCATCGGGTTGACCTGCGTGGCCGGCGCGACGTAATAACCGTTCTGGGCCGTGATGTCCTCGATCTGCCGATCCGCGAACGTCCCGTTGCTCACGTACTGCTGGCAAATCTGCTGAGCCGCGGCGACGAGCAGCATCTGTCCCTGCACGGTGTACGGAACCTTCGGCTGCTGGAGGAAGACGTTATAGATCGCCGTCTGGAGATCGTTCACGAAGTTGTCGAGGTTGACCTTCGTGTCCGTGAACCAGCTCGCCGCGCTCTGGACGCCTTCCCGGACGGTGCGCGCCCCGGTCCCGATGAGGGTGAACGTGTTGCACTGCTTCGCGGTGATCGCATTGAGCTGCGTCTGCGTCAGGTTCACCGGATTGACCCCCGGCAGGTCCTTGAACTTGGCGGTGATCGTCGCGTTCTTGAGCGCGTAGTTCACGCCGAGCATAATCGCCGCCACGCTGACCTCGGGGTAGAACTGCGCGTTGTCGTCATAGAAGACGTGGGTTGCGGTGTTCCCGGTCTCCATCAGCCGGTACGCCAGGCACGTCTGGTCCGCGGCGCTCTCGGTCAACGGGTCGTTCGTGCAGAGGAACGCCGCCTGCCGCTCGCCGGCCAGCGCGTAGGCCGCGAGTTCGTCCTGAACCGAGCCGGAGCCGATGTCACGATACTGCGCGTCCAGCGCCCAGGCGTAAATGCTCTCGCCACCCTCTTGGGCGAGCGTCTGGATGTTGAGCAACTCCGTGGGGAAGTCCACGAACGTGTAGCCGTTCGTCTTCGTCGCGCCCGTAGCGGCGGTGAGTTTGAGCAGAGCCGATCCGTCCATCTGGCCGCTTCCGCTCGGCGGTGTTGCGAACGCTGCGATCTGCGCGATGCCGTTCGCCGCGCTCGTGTAGACGAGGCTGTTCCCCACGACGCTCCAGCCAGTGCCCAGGGCCGTGGCAATCTGCGCCAGCGTGGTGCAGGAGTGCAGGTCCTTGCTCGTGATCGAGGTCGGCGTGGTGCCCGCCTGAATCACAAAGCCCACGCTCGTCATGCCCGCCATGGACGGAACGACAGCCATGGGGCCTGAGACGACCTGCGCCGGCTGCGAGGCCGTGAAGACCTGCGCGACCGCGAGCATCTCCGGGTGATTCGGCTGGCTGAAAAACTCCAGGCCCGCATTGTAGATCGAGAGGCTCGACGGGACGTCCGCAGCGAAGCTGAGGAAGTTGTCGTAGAACCTCAACCGGGTGTCCGGCGTGAACGGGGCGACTGGGGACAGGACGCACAGCATCGTCATGTTCGTCGCCAGCATCGTCTGAGAGAGACTTACGGTTACGGGGACATCAATGTCCATCGGCAACGGTTGCGCGCCCATCTTTCTCTCCTCCTCTACGGGATCGTGAGAACCAGTTCGTCATCACCTTCCACGTCAACCTCGACCGCCTCGAAATAATCAACGGCCTCCTCGTAGCTGAGGAGCGCGTAGAACGTCACCTCCATGCTCGCCTGCTCCAGGATGCGCCCGGCAAAGGCGGTCGCGGTATTCTGCACGTCGCCGCACCCGCCGAGTCCGATGATCTGGTACAGGTCCCTATAGCGGTTGTCCGAACGCAGGCCCAACCGGATCTTGTTCAGCGTGCTCTGCGCGCCCTTGCCGCGGGCGGTGAGCATCATCCCGAAGTACGTCGGGTCCGAAACCTTCTCAGTCATCACGGATCCGGAAATCGTGCGGCACCGCGTCGGCCACGAGGTTCCTTCCTGCCGGAACAGGAGCATGGACAGGTACGCCGCATCCGGCCTCGGGCCGGGGTTGCGCTCGTTGATAACCACCTGCCCTGAAACGGACTTGAGCCATGCGACAAGGGTGTTCTCGATCAGCGTCATCGCCGGCTGCATCTGGGTTGTCGTGCTGGTCGTACTGGACGTCGTAATCGTGGTGGTAGTGGGCATTTCAGTCCGCCAGCGGCGTCACTCCCCCGGTCATGTACCGGACCGCCATGTAGAGGTGGAACCCGGCGAGCGGCTTCATTAACCCGGTGCCGAGCACCCGCCACGTTAGGCCCTCGTACGTCACGAAGCTCTGCCGGGCCTCGATGCCGGAGTTCGTCGCGTTTTGGAAGTACAGGCGCTCCTGAGTCTCGAGGACGATTCCGCCATTCGATGCCTCGCCGGGCGCGAGAATTTCCAATTCGCTCAGCTTGGCCGCGAAGACCGTCGCCTTGATCTTTCGCGGTGCGCTCTGTGGACCGTTCCATGTGCCGTCGCTCTGGCGCTCCCCGGTGATCTCGTAGGCGGTGAGGGGCGCCGGTGTCCGGAACGTCCGCACGACTTCGCGCAGGTCTAGGACGCTGTTCATGCGGACCCTTCCGCCAAAATATCCGGGAGGTCCACAGTTGTCCCTTTCAACACGTGTGTCGAGTCGCTACAGAAGAAAATCTTTCCATCCGTAATGACGCTGTGGCAGCAAAATCCTGGATAGCCGTCCGGCCAGTCATCTTTCATCGCATCAGCTATTTCCTCTTTCGGCACCGGGTCGCGCCAGCATTTTATCGAAGGTATGAACGTCGGACTGTCGAGGTTTCCGTTAAATGTCCATACCACGTCTCCGCCGGGCCCATCGTGCCTCTCAGTCTGAACATGGTGATGCTCACCACACCCCGGACACGTGAAACCGTATCCGAAAAGCCTGCCCTTGCCGTCGCCGTAACCCTTGACCTTCATGCGCTCCTCTCCCGGACCGCGTAGGTCACTGCCGCCCGCATGTCGCCGCTGTCAATCAGCGGACGGCTGGACTTCTTCCTCAGGATCGTGCTTGGCGCGTTCGGCGCGAAGTTCCCCGTCGTGATCGTGTGCTGGATGATGCCCCGCGACTGCTGGCCGAGCGCCTCGTACATTTTCTCATACTCGGCCGGGTTGAGGGGCTTGGACCTGTTCGCCTTGGCGATCTGGAGCGCCAGGGCGTTCGCCGCCTCTACGATCTTCGGCGTGGCCTGATTCATAAACGGGCGCGCCGGGATGTTCGCCCGAGGCGCTCCGAAGTTGTTCCAGACCGCTACTTCGAGGATGCTGGCGCCTGTCGGGTAGTGTGCGGACTTCAAGCCCTTGCCCTTCGGGAAGCCGACAGCGCACTCCGTCCGGCCGACCGCGTTCATCATGCGGCGCAGGTCGTCGCTCCAGCCGGGATTCGTATGTCGGACGCCGTGTGTCATGGAAACACCCAAGGGATCATCTCGCCGCTCACGCCGGCATCGTCTTGGTCTCTACCGACGATTTGCGCGGGACAGACGGACCGCTGAATCAGGCTCAGGTACTGCAAGCCGTAGTTCGTGCGCGAGTAGTCGGCCTTGATGGGGCTGGCGCTCGTCACCATGGAGGAGTGGGCGAGCTGCTGGTTTGCTCCGCCAGTGCTAGCGCCCTGTCCAGCCAGGACGCCGGGGAGATTCGGGTTGCGGACTGAATCGTCCGATGGGAAGCGCACCGCGAGCCGGTGAGCCACCACGAGGGATGCAGCCAGATTCCGCGCCTTGCCGAACGCGGTGTCACTCAGCATATTGTCGGCGGAATCCAATTCGTTCTCGACCATCGCAGTCACGACCGCAGGGTCGCTGTTGATCGAAGCGAACTCGGGATACCTGCTGAGGAAGTCCGAAGCCTGAATCACAAGGCCCTCCTCCTCAGCTCAACTGCGTGACGTTCAGTTTTTTCGTGCTGAGGTTGATGTTGTCCACGTGACTGACCGTCTGCCCGAGGGTCGTCACCGGTTGAAGGTCGGGCGGAATCTCCGGGTCGCTCGTGGAGCGCTTGCCGTCACTCAGGTCCGGCTTCCTGCCCACGACGAGCGAGCCGCTGTCCGCGAGCCGCTGCACGAAGGCGTCCTTGAACAGGAGGTCGGCCAGCTCGCCTTCGAAGACCCTCGGCTTGACCATGAGCGGCGGGAGGGTGATAACATTCTCCTCCGGCTGCACGACCGGCATGGGGTTGCCGTCCGGCCCGCGCTGCGGCGTGGGGAGCCGGGTGAGCTTGATCTGGATCGGCCCCATCGTCACGTTCGAGATCGTCAGCTTGCTGCCGGACTTGCGAGGGCCGGGATTCGCTCCCGCGCCCTCGCCATCCGGGTCCTTCGAGGTATTCTTGTCACCTGCCATTTCACGTCCCTTTCTGTTTCAAGAAACCAGACGCGCAGCCGAGGTCTGCCGCCTCAGATGCCGTCCACGTACATCACGCTGGCCTGCTGGAAGATCGCCAGCGAGCCATGCTTCTGCTCGGCGATCAGCGTCGAGCCGAGTTCCTTCGGGACCGGGGCCTGGAGCTGGTACGCCATCGGCACCGGCACCGCCTGGTAGTCCTTGTCGTGCTTCATCACGATCATCCGGTCGAGACCGCCCGCGCCCGCTCCCTTGAGGTAGCGGATGCACTCGATCCGGAGTTCGCCGCCGTCGTTCGCCACGGCGATGTTGTTCTTCTTCACGTATTCGAGCACGCTCATGTAAGCGCCGCCCGACGTGAGGATGAACGGCTGCTGGAGCAGGGCGTACTGCGCCGGCGGCAGGTAGATGGTGTCCGCGTTGAACAGCGTGTTGCTGTTCGTCCAGAAGCTCGCCAGCGCGGAATTGATGTCCGTGAAAATTTCCATCGCCGTCTTGGCGGACCAGAGGCGGCTAGTGCCGGCCCCGTCGAGCGCGGCGCTCACGACCGTGATGCCCGTGTAGCTCAGGAACGGGTTGAAGCCCACGTTCACGTCGCCGAAGAACGTGGTGACTTCAATGAGGTTCGCGCACGCGATTGCCATGGCCTCTTGCAGGTCCTGGGGCAGCGAGCCGAGGTTGCCCGCCTTGTACTGCCGGGCGTCCTCGTTCCAGATGTCGGCGCCGACCGCGCTGGCTGCGAGCGGGGTCGTCAACGCGCCGATGCTCAGGCCCACCCTGGGGATGTTCTGCCCCGGAATGTTGCCCTGGAACGCCGCAACGCCGCGCTTGTCCTTGGTCATCCGGACCCAGTTCTGAGCGCCGGCATTGATGTTCGTCACGATCTGCCCCTTGAAGACTTTCTCCCAGAGGCGAGGCGGATAAATCACGTCCAGGAAGTTCGGGTCGAGCGTGTCATAGATGGACACGGCCAGGGCGTACCCTGTGACCTGAGCTTGGCTCCCGAAATTGATCGGAGCACCCATCGTCAACTCCCTTCATCGAAAAAAAGTTCTGCTCTCAGATCCCTGACCGTTAGGTGTGCGTGGTGGTCGTTGTGGTCGTGGTCGTGGTGCTGGTCGTGGTCGCCGGCGCCGGCACGTTGCTTTCGTCGGACTTGCCGAAGAACTCCACGAGGCACGCCGCGCTGCCCGCCGGGAACGTCCCGCGAAACTGCGCGTTCGCCAGCAGGATCGCATCCGTGCTGAGCGCGCTGCTGTTCGTGAACGATCCGATCTTGCGGGTGTTGCCCGCCTGAGCGTTCGCAATCACGACGTAAACGGGGTCGAAGTCGGTCACCGCGTCCACGCACATGACCCAGACCCGCGACCCGCCGCGCTGTCCGCGAGCCACCGGCGTCATGCGCTGGTACGGCCAGAACGCGATTCCGTTCGAGTCCGCGTATCCAGCCTGCCCACGGATGGGCACGCCCCAGAAATTGCGGGCGAGGCTGTTCGCGTTCGCGCCGACGACTGCCAACTCGCCGATACCGGGGCGTTCTGCGATGTTGCCTTCGAGCACGAAGGCCGCGCAGCCGCAGTAAATCCCGTTCGGGTCGAGGCAGGCGAGAGAGTCCACGAAGTTCCGCTCACTGGCATTGGCCAGGTCGCCGGGGAGCGCAGTGCCCATCTGGTTCGGGTACGACCCCTGCACGAACGTCCCGAAGCCGGTCGGGTTGCCGAGGAAGCTGCTGTTACCGGGCATCGTCTTCATCCTTTCCTATCAGAAGTCTTGAGGCTGAATGTTCTTGCGTTACTTGCGGAAGTACGGGTGCAACTTCGGCGTCCCGTCCGCATTCTGGACGCGCTGCGTCTTGCCGGCGCCGGCCGGCGCGTCCGGGAGCGTGAACTTGCGGCCCGGTACGTTCTTGGCGTCGAAGGCCAGCATGTCGAACGCCGTCTTGACGGCTTCAGGCGTAAGCTTCGAAGCGTCCTGACTGCGGGCGTTCATCACGTGCGCCACGATGGCATGTTTGCGTTCGGCGATGCTCTTGCAGTTGCCAATGGCGGCCTTGAGCTTGTCCGGCTCGGGCGCGGCGGCGACGACATTCTGCTCGTCCTGGTGGTACGCGCCGCGTTCGGCTGCCACGGACTCCTGATTCTCTTCGGAGCTGAGCTGCGTGACCTGGGCGGTGAGCGCCTCGCAGAGCTTTTGCAGCTCCGTGAACTTGCCGAGATGCGCGGAGCCTTCGGCGTGCGCCGCGTCGAGCGCGTTCTTCTGCTCGGCGACGAGCTTCTTCTTCTCCTCGTCCTTCTCGGCGGAGATGGTGTTGCAGGCGTTCTGCGTGAGCTGAGTCGCCCGGTCCGCGTCCTGCTGCGTGGAGAACTCGAACTCGCCCGAGTTTCCGATCTTGACCTTGAACATCGTTTCCGGCCCTTTCGTGTTGAGGATACGACACTCGCGTCCACAGCGACCGATCCCTTCCGGCAGGAGCAGCACGTGGTTTCCGCGCAACGTGCGTTGAACCGCGTCGGCCCGGTTCGCGCCTTGTCCGTCATCCCCTGTCGCTGGTTCAATCTCACTGTGATACGCCGCTGAAATTTCAACCAGCTTGCCCGACTTCACGTCCTCGATGGCCTGCGCGTCCTGAATCAGGAGGTCGCACATCATCCCGGACGGGTCCGCGTAGGGAGCGCCGGCGACGGTCCCGATGGTGAGGCCGTCCTTCATAGCGTTCTCGGAGTCGCGCCAGTCGTGCATCTCGGCGATCTTGTCCGGGTTCTTGGGCCGAATGATGGGCTTCCCCTCGAAGGACTTGAGCGCATCGGGCGCTTCGATTTCCTCCTGGGGGATGCTCTCCATGATGGCCTGCTTGCCCGCGAAGTGCTTCTGGACTTCCGGAGGGAGGTCCGCAAAGCCATACTTGTAGACGCCGGCCTTGAGGATTCGGGCAGTGACGCGCAAAAAACCGTCCTGGTCTATCCGCCAGGCAGTCGTGTTCTCGATCCGGCTCTTGAAGGCCATGAGCGTAGGCATAGTGTTGGATTATGCCACGTGCAGAATGATTTTCAAGATGGGGGGTCCTATCGGGTAGGAATTGGGGTAGCCGATAGGCGTTCGAAGGCGTCAAAAAAGAGCGGAAACAGGGCTAGGTTGCGTCCGGGGCGTCTTCTTGGGTGATTGGTAGGGTTGTGCGGGATTTCTTCAAGGGCAGCACTTTGCCGGTTCCTTTGCAGAATCTGCATTTCACGTGCCGCCTGCGATATGCCGTGTCTGACTCTTGGGAGTCTCGCACGATGTCATAAGCCTTCGGGTAGTGCGCCCCGCAGGCGCAGGTGTACGACGCCAGAGCGCGTTGCAGGGCCTCCTCCTCGCGGAGTCGCTCGATCAGGGCGTCTTCTTCGCGGTCGGTCATGACTCCTTACTCGCAATCTTTTCCAGCGCGATGGCGATGCGCTCCAGCAACGCCAAGAGCAGTTTGATGGATGTCGTGTCGTGAACGGTTATCGTCGGCAACGGCGGCGGCACCGGAAACGGGCAGTTGTGAGAACAGGCAGTTGTTCCGCAGGTGCAAAGTGACTGACAGCGCGGGCAAAGGTGCATTATGACTACTCCCTCGGTCCTGGAATCATGGTCACTTCCTCCCCAAGATGGCTTCCACGTCAATCAGACATTGAGCGAAGCATCGGCACCCTATCGGATTTCCAGGATGCCCGTCCGCGGGCGGCTTGTCCCACGAGTAGACCTTCCCCTCGCGGGCGTAGTGATCCCCATGCTGCCGGTGCCAATGGGGGTACAGCCCGCTCGGGTTGCCCACCACGCGCTCGTCGCGGGCGGTGCGCCAGATGTACTGCGTCCCGCCGATGGAGCGATGCTGAGTCTCCTGTACTGTGCTCGTGACCTTGTGCCACTGGTCGCGCACGAGCAGCCGGGCCTGCTTCTTCGTGTGGAAGCCCAGGTCCTGAACGTACCGCGCCAGCGTGACGTTGCCGGGCAGGGGCCGCTCCTGAGCGGCG